CCCTCATAGTAGTGTTTGATACTCATATTACCCGCAATGATTAACATCACCGCCAAAGGGTCAAAGATAAAGACAATCAGCAGAATAACCCCGGTGACTGCTTTACCTAAAATCTCAGGCGAACTCTCTCCATAGATCAATTCAGCAACGTATTTGATAGGACCAACTTCCGCTTCCAGATTTCTAATTTTTTGTTCTAGTGGAAACTTCTTGTCCATGAGACTTTCAATTTTTCCTTGCGCGAGCTCAATTTGCGCCTGAATTCCATCTCTTGTTTTAGTCTGTTTTTCTCTCGCTGCCAATCCCTTAGAGACTCGGTCCAGCTCGAAGTACTTATCAATTGCTTTATCCAGCACGCTGAGTTGTTTTTCGTATCTAGTGATTGTGTTTCGTTCACGTTTGACATTATGTTCTATCCTCTCAATTTGGGCGGTTACATTATCTCCGGGTTGAACTTGGTCTAAATGTGACTTAGAAAGAAATCCAAAAATCCCGATACTGGTGAGCAACATTAAACCAGCGATGACAGAAATTAATCCACGCTTCAAAGGTAGGTTGTCAGTTTCCCAATTATGGAATAACCAACTGGCGGCGACAAGTTTCCCTGCTTCAAGAGCGCCGCCCATTGCGATAATCGGCCACCATGCCCCAGCGAATAATGCTGTTAGTCCGATGATTGAATACCACGCAGCAATTCCAGATATCACCAGCGCGACTAGTAGTGTAAGTAATCCTAGTATCATGTTTATTCAAAAAAATACATCCAAGTTTGAAATTTCAACCGTAGTCCAACCGATAGAATCAGTAATCGCCTTTACAGGTTCAATGAACGCCTTGTCAAACTGGCGGTCATAATCTATATATCCTTTTAGATCAAACTCATCCGGTAAAATATTCAGCACAGAAATGACTTCGTTGTGAATCGGATTTGGTTCTATCAAGTAGACATATTTGATTTTATCTCCATCATGTAATTTTTCGTACTTGGTTGCTATTCCCTTTTCCTCTAACCAATGGTTGTATAACAATGAACCTTTTACATGAATGGGTGTTTTGAATCCATATATGCTTTTGGCATCGCTGTATTTATCTATCTGGTTTAGACCAGTTGGACGCCCGATATCTTGAACAGGCAATTCATCCCAAGATCGTTTGAACTCAGCAATATATTCAATCAACCTTTCATTATCATCATTCAGCATAATGTCAAGACAATTCTTGATCGCTTCTCGGCATATCATAGGAGTCGAACTACGGACCACTTCAAGACCAACGATTTTCATTTTCGGTTTAGAATAACGTGTCCCTTCCGAATCATGTACGTTTAGGACATACCGTTTCTTAGCGCGCCAGATTCCCTTATCGGCAATCACTTCGCGCTTCATTATCATTTTCTGTTGAAAGGCGTTTTGTTGGTCGGCCAACTCTTGGTAACTTTTGTCAATAAATTCTGTGATTTTCTCACGGCATACCTTATCCAAGGCATCAACAATAAGTCCCGTTTTAGGGCGCTCCCTACCTCTATACATCCTATCAACAAACGCTGCCATATCAATATACACGGAGTCCGTATCTGATGCGAGAACATAATCTTTGCCCTCGCTTTCCAGTAGATTATTGAAAAACTCATTTAGTTTTCGTCCAATCCATTTAGCGGACAACTGCCCTGAGAGCGTAATTGCCTCAGCTAATCTTATATCAAAGAACCGGAAGTAAATATTGCCGACCGCCCCAAAACAAGAATTGAGCTGTACTTTTTTGTTTATCTGTTCGTTATTATATTTAGACCTATCCTTTTTGGTCTGTGTATAAAGGTTTTCAAGTTCTTGGTTAGTCATAGACGACAAATCATATTCTTTCACAAATCCATCCTTTGTTCTTACCTTTAGAGATTTTTCTTCCATTGGAAACTGTTAGAGTAGTGTATGCTAAACCTTTTTCCTTACACCATTTTTCAAGCCCAATTACATTTTCTTCTATTCCATCTGGTGAAGTCAATCGCCATTTTTTAGATAGTTTTTCAGATGTAAGTTTAGCAAGGTGTTTATATTTTCCTGATGCCCATTCCTTTCTTAGTCTCTTGCTCATTTCAGGTTTCTTTCGGCCTGTGTGCCATTCTACTGCTTTCTTTAGATTTTCCTTAGCAACTTTGATGAACTCTTTATTACCCTTTTTAGTCTTACTGCCACTAACACCACACCTTTTAGCAATCTCAGGATTTTTCATAACATTACCATCTCCTAGATTCATACCACTAGCATTTACAGAATACCAACCGCCTTCGCCGCCAGGTTTTAGATTATAGTTTTCCTTATCTTTTATGAACTCAGGCGTCACTATCTGTTTTTCCTCAGCATACATTTCCTTGAAGGTCATATGAAACGATAAAATCTTCCGATGAAAATTCTCTTTACCGTGTAATTTTATGGCACGTTTCAAGTGTATTCCTGACCCTAAATATCCATCATCTAAATTTTCTGTCTGGTGAGCGCCGATATATACCTTTCCATCTATCAAACATTTAGTTTCGTAAATTATAAAATACATATCATTTCCTAAAGTAATCAGTTCCAATTACTCTTATTTATAAGACTAAGCGGTGCGTTTTGCCTTTTCCTCGCTAATTTTTTCTAATAATCTTTCACACGCCAACATTTTTTGTTTCGCCGCAGCACGCCCTTCATAGAGGTCTGCCATCATCTCAGTCAAAAATCCAGGCGCGTCCTTACGGAAAAAATAACCATTTGCCGCCATAGAATATTCTGTCTCATTCTGGAAATCGCCATTGACCATCATATCCATATCAACCGGGTTATATAAATCTTCAACAATAGTATCAGGCGATATATTATATTGTTGAATAAGCATAGGATATAGGCTTGTCAAGTCAAAAGACACAACCCACTCATATTTGCCTGGAACAACTTCCTTGACGTGGCCACCAGAGAAAGCTGTCTGGATGTTGTTCTTCTTAGGAGGCACAACGATTTTGCTCTTCATCAGTTTGTTGTGAATCATTACATCCCACATTCTAACCTGGGTGAATGTGTCATTATAATTCACACCAGCATCATATGCTAGCGAGACAATCATTTCCAACAGGCGCAACTTGTCCTCTAATTTCCAGACAAGCTCAACGTCTTTAATGTTGTATTCTATGTATTTTTGGAAGTTGGTTTTGTATAGTAAATGTAATGACGCAACTTCACTGTAATCCAGTTTCGCTTCGTCTAGTTCCAATTGAGAAACAGCGTTCAAGGAATAATTCTCTGGAGTCGTGAAGGTAAATTTCTTGTAAATATATTGATAGTCAAGGATTGAAAGACCCACAACATCATACGCCAAAACGTCCTTTCCACCAAAACCACGAACGGGTTTCTCTCTAACCATGCGCCAGGGAGATAGTTTCTTTACGTCCTCTTCTCCAAGAATTTTTTCAATTCGTCTAACCAGATACGGAATATCAAAAAATTGAATGTTCCATCCGGTTACAGCATCAGGCTCAATATGCGCCCAAAAATTCACGAAGCGTTTAAGCAACTGTTTTTCGGTCTTACATTTTTGGTAATGGACATCCTTACGATCCGTCTTGAAATCTTGACAACCCCAGACAAAGAACTTGTGTTTATACCCAATCGTGATAGCGGTCACTTCGCCGCGAGTGTCCTCCGGATACGGGAATCCAAAAACGTTGCCGTCCTCATCATCACAACCAACCTCAATATCAATATTGAATATCTTCAGGCGTTTGAAGTCGTAATCTGCTCCAGCATAACAATCGTTGATGTATTGGTATTGATAATCCAGTAGACCATAGATCGGCATCCCAGCAACACCTTTGTATTGCTTGCAGAAATCCTTTGCTTTGGTCATGCTAGCGAAATCAATTCGCTTCATACCTTCGCCTTCTAAGGATTTATATTCACTTTGATCTTTTAGCGCTTGAGTAGTGGCAGGCATAAACACATATGGTTTATATTTTAGACGCTTCTTGAATGAAATTCCTTGAGCATCCACACCACGAACCAACATGGTTCCACCGTAACGCTGAACATTCGTATAAAATTCTTGCATAAACTCTCCTAATCTTATTACCCATTATAACATAGATTTAGCGATAAGTCTAGCAGAAAATTATGTTAGAAGTTGGTTCGTCTTTGTGATTAGTCCGTTGCCGAACGCTTGGTTATAGTTATTAACCAGTTCTTCAACCGGCACAAAAGTGTATGCTACAACTGATTTATTCAGAACCATTTCTTTCTCAGCAGACAAAGGGAGCATTGGCGCAAGAGCCATTTGCATTTGATTTTGAGCATCTGCTCCAACGTGGATCGCAGCAGGTTTTTCAACCGTGATTGAATCGCTAGTTTCTTTACCAACTTTTCCAACCACTTCTTCACCTGAGATTAGGTGCCATACTTTAACTGTCATGTTTTGATTTTTCCTTCTTCAAATAATTTCGCTTCCGCTCTGCGGCGTCTTAATAATCCTTTGACAATTTTTCCATTGTCATATTTCCATCTAAGGAATTGCTCAGGGACTAATTGAAATAGGCCTTGGTTGAGCAATCTCAATAATGTGCTAGTTCTAAAATTGGTTTCCCCTAGATTATAGACAAACGAACAAAGGGCATCAAAGTGTTCTTGTTTGATTCCCATTATAACGTGTTCATTTATCGCTTCCTCAACCCAGGCAATATCTTCTCTCAATAATTCCTCAGCACGTTCTTCTGTAATGGTTGTTTCGTTTTCAACATCCCATTCCGACACAGAACCAGTATCTCCATAACCGATAGTAGCAACACCGCCACCGTCAAAATAGGCGGTTAATTCACAACCTTCAAACTTTTTAATAAGGTCTATGCCTGTTTGACTGATTTTCATTTTCTATCTTTCAAAGCATCAAAACATTTTCTTTGAAATGCTATTGCTTCTTCAGGGGTCATTCCTAGTTCAGCATTTCTACGATCCGAAACCATCTGTGCTATTTTCATATGTTCAAGAACATCGTGACTAATCGGTTTTTGTTTCTCTTTCTTGCCCCAAATTTGATCATAACCTTTACGGTATTCGTCATTTGCGGGTGCTGTTTTGAATTTATCTTTATGCACTTATCGGCTCCTCATATCCATCGTCTATCTTATTTAGGTAGTCAATACGAGCGTTCTCAACAGTCATAAATTCTGTCGATGATCTATGGTTAAACGCTCCGAAATCCTCAACTTTCATCGTGACGATATATTTATCATATTGAGCGCTATATGCAATAGTTTTGGTATAACGAACATATCCATCTTTCGCTGGATTTTGTAATTGGAATTCTTCTGGTTCTGGCGGGTGCCAGTTAAGACCCGGTGCTGCCAAAGCCATCTTCGCCCCTTTCAGTATCACTTAATTCATCAACTTCCACAAGAGAAGCGATTCCAACCGGACAGACAACCATCTGAGCGATACGATCACCTTTTTTAATATCCACAACGCCATTTGAAATTTTGGTCAAAATCACCTTGATTTCGCCACGGTAATCTTGGTCAATTGTGCCCGGAGCATTAACAACGGTAACTCCTGCTTTCGCAGCAAGACCACTTCTCGGGCGGATTTGAATTTCCCAACCTTCAGGTATCGCCACAGCAATTCCTGTAGGAACAATTCTAACAGTTCCGCGAGACAGCATAGCGTTCTCAGCCGCGCATAGGTCCATACCCACAGCGCCCTGAGTTTCGTATTTTGGTAGTGGAAGGTCTTTATCTAATCGTTTCACTTCAATCATCGGTTTATCATAACCGATTTGTGGTAACTCAAAACTTGAACTCATAATATAAAAAATTCCTTATTTTTTGCCAATCGTGTATTTGCTACAAAGTTCCCAATCGCCCTTTTCGGCGTAGGGAAGGATTTTGATTAGATTTAGAGGAGCTTGAGGATCATCGGTTTGAACATCATCCAAAATATCAACTAATTCCCAATCGTGTAAAAGGTTCGCAATTGTGTTTCTACGCCCTTTATCATCTTCACTAAAATCTGTATTCTTACCGTCTAGAGCAAATAGTTCCTTAAAGTGTAGGATGGCATATCTGCCTCTTTTGTGTAAAATATGACAACTCTGAAATAGTTTCTTATCTTTTCTGGATGCTATTCCAATTCGTGTCAGCGTCTCTTTTACCTTCAAAAAATCGTCTGGGTTCTCTAAAGTAATTTCTACCCCATGACCCTGAAAAATATCGGTCATTTTATAATCGCCTTTCAAGTCAATTATTATATAGGGGTATTTATGAAATAGTCAGTTTCCACCTTTTTCAAGTTTTTGCCGGATATCTTCAATTTGTTCTATGGTTAATATCTTAGCGTACTCCTTAGCGCGGTTAGAATTACACTTGTAATATTCCATAATCAAGTCTTCACCTTCAACCTTAGT